GCATCAGTATACGGTGCCTGAATCCAGGTATCAGTCATTGCCATTAGTTATTCCTCAGTTTTCGTAATCCCTACCAAACTCAACATGAGAAGGAGGGTTCACTGTGTACGATTTGATGACAAGTTCTTTCTTGGCATCGGTGATAGTGCGGGATGCGACGTAATCAACTTCTTTGATCCGGCACTCACCTGGCTTAGTTACAGCCATCACTCAGCACGCAATTCAATTGCAGCTGCAGGGTTAAGAGTACCTGCACCCATTGCCAAGCGTCCTACAACAACGTCACCCTGATAGAGAGTATGAACGTCTGAACCAGTTGTCTGGATCTGTGGACCAATTGCTGTAACAACAGCAGCTGCATCCTTCTGATAGATCAGACCACAGTGGCTAGAGAAGTCACCGGAGTAGTTGTTGTTCTCACCTTCAACAGAACCAACAGTTCCAGCCATGAAGGGGAGGTTGTTAGAACGCTTGATGGAGATACCAGCAATCTCATAGAGACCTTCACCGGAGTTAAGGTTACCCTGAGTGTTGCCGTAGTCACGGTTCAGGATGTTTGAATCAACCTGAGCGATCAGTGCATAATACTGTCTAGGGGAGAGGATCGCATGGCGTCCTGCCCGAGGCACATTCTTCTCGTCGAGAATTGCAGCGGCTTCAAAGAAACCATCTACAAGTGCTTGTGCGTTGTACTCATTACCACCACCAAGTTTGATGATAGAACCGCCGGGCTCAGGACCAGGAGAAGCCTGGATAGGATGTGCCTCACGTGCAGCAAGTGCAATCGTGCGGAAGATCTTCTTATCGTATGCCTCTGCAAGAGCGTAGCCAATCTTGTTAGCGATCTCTCCTCGCAGCGAGTAGTGCGCGAGTGTTTCGTCAAGGTCGTAGACAAATGCACTGGAGACCAACAGGTCATCCATCACGATTGTCTTCTCTGCAACTGGGGGATCACCTGAACCGAGGATCGGAGTCCCAGGAACGTGGTAATCAGCAGTCATGCGACCAGTGAAGATGAAGCTTGCAGCTTTGCCTGACTTAAGGGTACGGTTCTGGACAGTACCTTTAGAGATCAGAGCTGTCTCATAAGCTTTGAACATCTCACCAGTAAACAACTTCAGATAGGTTGCATACTTAGCATCGTAAGCGGACACTGTTTGTCCTGCATTAGGATGTCCAGCTGGGTAGGTGTATGAATCACCGTACTTAGTCCGGCCAAGACCGGGCTCTTTTTGTAGGGAACCAATAGAGGTTCCTGTCATGTTGGGCGCACCAACATTATCGTTTGACCATGTAGCCATTGTTCTTTCCTAGTAGTAAGTTTAATTAACGGACTACTAACATGTTAGTAAAATTTTTTGTAGCATTTTTATAGGTCTCTCCCTATCGTCTAGACGACAATGAGTATCCACGTATGGGTCATTGCCAAAAGAAATGGGAGGAATTGCACCTCCCGTCAGCTCTAGCTTTCTAGTAATCCCAGCGAACTCTTGGCCTACCGGCACGAATCCCTAGGTGTACAAAGCCACGGTAACTCATACCGTAGCCAACTGAATATGGCCAGTCTTGATCACAGAAGTTCTCCATCTCCTGGCCTCTACCATTGACTGGATAGATATCCACAGCACCACAACCAACTTGATATAGGTGCTCAGATTGAGATGCTCCACCAACACTTGCATTAATAGCAGGAGGTCGATGCCCGGACGTGATCTTAATAGGTCCGAACTTATCACGCAGCTTTTCTAGATACTCACAAATCTCAGTAGCAATATCACATTGATCTTGTGCTGTGAAACGTCGTGCCTCTTGTCCACCATTACACAACTCACTGTACGTGAAGTTAGGTGTAACTAGTTGGGACATAGGAGACCCTGGAGTCAGCTTAGTACGTGGAGGAGTGGGCGGTGTTTCTCTATAGATTGTAGTGAACTCACCTAAGATATCTTCCGATACTTTATCTTGTAGATACTCCCAAGCTTTAATCTGTTGCGGTTCCTGCTTATAATAGAAAGCAGCATCTGTAAATTTAATCATTTTTCTGCAGCGTATAATGCGAACGCTTGTGCTCCAATACTTGCTAGTAAATTTGAAGCATTCTCCCCAGTGCAGCGTTCATCACGGGTGATAAGGCATCCAGCTAATATGCTTGCGACAATTAATAGCTGGAAGCCGACAACAAACGCTACTAACTTAAAAGCTAGTAGCCTCATAGTTCCTTAGGTGCACCAAGGGATGTCCACGTACTGCACTTCAGAAACGAAGGGTACACGTGGCTGACATCCTGTAGGAGGAGTCACATTGTCCGTGGTTTGAAGCACGGGTGGTACTCGAAGATGAAACATAATAAATCTCTAATAGTTACTAGTGACTTAGGGTGGTTTGGGATGTCACTGGATCCTTCACCCAACTGCAGGTGCAATCAAGGCCACAGGTGTGGCGCTAGTTGACGCAAGATCGAGCGGGAAGTTGTGTGCGTTACGTTCGTGCATGACTTCCATTCCGAGACCGGCTCGGTTGAGGATGTCTGCCCAGGTGTTGATGACATGTCCGTCACTGGATTGGATGGACTGGTTAAAGTTGAATCCATTTAGATTGAATGCCATTGTTGATACTCCCAGTGCTGCAAACCAGATACCTACCACCGGCCAAGCGGCGAGAAAAAAGTGGAGACTACGGCTATTATTAAAAGAAGCATACTGGAATATGAGACGGCCAAAGTAACCATGAGCGGCCACGATGTTATAGGTTTCTTCTTCCTGTCCGAATTTGTATCCATAGTTCTGGCTTACTTCTTCTGTTGTCTCCCGAATAAGGGAAGAGGTAACAAGCGAACCGTGCATAGCACTGAATAGCGAGCCACCAAAAACTCCAGCAACACCGAGCATGTGGAACGGGTGCATGAGAATGTTATGTTCTGCCTGGAAGACGAACATGTAGTTAAAGGTTCCTGAAATACCCAGAGGCATAGCATCGGAGAACGAGCCTTGACCAAAGGGATACACCAGGAATACTGCGGACGCAGCCGCAACAGGAGCAGAGTATGCGACAAAGATCCAAGGCCTCATTCCAAGTCGATAACTAAGTTCCCATTCACGTCCCATGTAACTGAAGACACCAATAAGGAAGTGGAAGATGACAAGCTGGAAAGGGCCTCCGTTGTAGAGCCACTCATCGAGACTTGCTGCTTCCCAGATAGGGTAGAAATGTAGACCGATTGCATTGGAGCTAGGTACGACTGCTCCTGAGATGATGTTATTTCCATACATTAATGAACCTGCTACAGGCTCACGGATACCATCGATGTCCACAGGTGGAGCAGCGATGAAGGCGACAATAAAGCAGGTGGTAGCTGCTAGTAGGGTAGGAATCATTAGGACTCCGAACCAACCCACGTAGAGTCGGTTATTTGTAGAGGTTACCCACTCACAAAAGTCCTGCCAAATGTTATTCTGTTGTTGTAGCTGAATCGTTGTGGTCATTTAAATAGTAGTTCATTGTTTTTATTGTTCTAGTAAGTAAGACCATTTTAAAGACTTGGCTGTCTAAAGCTGGGAGGGGAATCGAACCCCTCCTACACCATCAGCTGAGTCGTGTCACCGTTGTGTAATCCACACCACGGTTATACAAACCAATGCGTACTGCAGTACCTAGACTGATGTCTAGTTGCCGTCCACCAATGAATGGTCCACGGTCATTAATGCGTACAACTTCACAACCCTTGTAGCAAACCTTGAGTTTGGTTCCGAAAGGTAGTGTCTTATGTGCAGCGGTTGCTGCCTGTTGATTAAAGATCTCTCCGTTAGCTGTCAAGTTTCCATGAAAACCAGGACCATAGAAGCTGGTCAGGAGAGCTATTGCTGTGCCAAATATCATTACCACACACCAGGAATCAGTTGTCCGGTGATGGCGTAGGCACCCATCGCTGCGATCACACCAAGCATTGCAAGGCGACCGTTCAAACGCTCGGCGCGTTCGTTATGTGTTTCGTTTACTTCCATGATTTCAATAGGGGGTTCAATTGCGTAGATGTTTGTGCGACCGCCGTCTTCTGTTACTGTTGTCAAGTTAAATTTTTCCGGGTGATAAGTCACATCCTTTCTCCTCGCATTCACACCATTGCGATTGAGAGAAGTGAGGATATTTCGTGTGTACAATTTGTGGTCCAGGTGGACAGGAGGGGTTGTCGTATCTCCCACAATCTCCACGCCTATGGCCGAAGCGAAGCGCCGCCACCTGATACCTATTGAGGCCAACCTGCTGGATCGTTTCACCAGTCCAGGTTCGACCTGTCCAATTTGTTGAATACATCATTTCTATATGCAGGGTCATTCTCGTAGCGAGGATCTTGCATCGCTCGTACTACTTCTGCCTGTGATCTAAAGGCATCAACTGTGTCTGTTGCTGATTTACCACTAAGCATTCGTCCTTCATACCCAACCTTCTCTGAGTAGAGAGAACGCAGACCAGCTACTGCCAGTCGGATCGCTCCCATCTGTCCAGTTGCAATGAGTGAATCAAATGCTTGGACATCTTCAGGAGGTAGGTTCTCACCTGCCCACGATGTCATCTGTGAGTACTCTTCAGAGCCACCGGCCATGCTTTGAATCTCCATCACTTCCCTATCGGAAAGGTCAGGAACTTCAGTAGGTGCAGCATCATTCAATGCTTGCATCTCCATGTAGGTTTGAACAAGATCCTTGGCATCCATGCTGCCTAGCTTGTCCATCATCTCTGTTGAGATGGTTCCATCATTAGCGTAGAACTCAGCAGATGCTTCACCGATAAGTGTCTGTGCTTCTGTTAGTTCTTCATCTTGTTTGGGAACCTCACTCTCTTCTTCTTCTTTGGGTTCAGAGGTAGCTTCGTCATCTCTTGGTTGTCCAAGTT